ATGTCTGGACTGATCAATCCACATGCGGCCCCGGAAGAAGCAGCCTATGCGCTGCTGATTGAGCTCGTTCGCGCCCAGCGCGTGCCGCAATATGAAGGCGAAATTTCCGGCCTGCTGGCGATGTACGACGAAGCCGTTAAACACTTTAAAGAGAAAGAGACCGAGCGTTAGGCGTGGACATCGTGGTGCGAGAAAAGCGTGACGCCTGCGGAAGCCGCGCAGGCGTTGGCTGGATAGCGGCTTGGGTCATCAGCTGCCGCGGTAGGTAGAGTATCCGTACTGACTGAGCAGCAGCGGGATATGCAGTTTTTGATTTTGCTTTGTGACATTAAAAATAACCGGAATCACCGGGAAGAACGTATTCATATTTTGGCTTTTAAAATAGTCACCGGTTTTAAACGTCACTTTATACACCCCCGGCTCCATATTCTCCGCCTGCGGATAGAGCGATTTTATCCGCCCATCGGCATCCGTTTTACCGGTGGCGATATGCTGCCAGCTCTCCCCCTGCTGTTTATCCAGCTCAATCTGCACCCCCGGTGAAGGGAGCCCGGTTTGCTGATTAAGAATGTGTACGCTGAGCGTCCCCTCTGGCGCCGCCAGCGCGCTGAAGCTGAGCAGAGAAATTACGGAGGCGATAACTAATTTCATAATCGTGACCTTATTGGGCAAGTGAAAGTGCCCTAACTATAGTCAGCGCGGCGGGGAAAAAAATTAAACTTTTTGTTATCAGTTTGAGTTGATGGGTACTGTCTCCACACACAACACGCTGAACCGGTTTCCTCGTAAGAAGAGGAAGTGTCTTATGAGTAGGTAGCCCCGTGCTCTTAGTAACAGGATACGGTGACACTAAGTCTATCAGGCAGGGGAAATAGATTTGCTGGGTTCAAATATCACAAGGTAAAAAGATATACGCCGTGGCCTCTGCCGCCTCTACCAGAACAGTGCTTACTGCAAATGGGCTGCAGTATTCGAAATAATCATTTAATATTATTTAAACTACTATTCCAGTGTAAGTAATCACCTGGTTCAGATATTGATCGTTATCATTGATTCTCTTGTCGCCACGCCTTAACCATCTCCTTTGTTACCTCTTTCTTGTAGCAAATAGGTGAGTACCCACCAGCTTTGCTCCAGGCACTGCGGCCACCGCACGAGCTGCCGTTCCGGGCGGTATTGAAGGGACAGGCACAAGTACCGGGGTAGGATGCGACAGAGTCATCAATAATCCTTTGACTGACCTGATCATCGCTTAAGGAATTCGATTTGGCGATGGAAATATCTGATGCAAAGACGCACACAACAGCGAATACGGAGATGGCGACGAATTTGATGTTCATTCGGATCTTTCCAGGTAGTGGATGAACATCGAGGGTATGCTTTCAAATAGTGTTCAATATTGATCTATAACAACTGTACTTCACGCCAGCTTAAAATGCGATATTTAACCCAGTCAGACAGAACCTAAAGCTATAATGACTATTAGCCTGTTACCGGCAACATATTTTCACATTCCTGCAGAGCGCTTATTCTGCACTCAGCTATAACCAGCATTAACCATTCTGTTCGATATTACAGAGCAGTAATGCTGTACTCTGACTGGCCATCGTCCGACAGATACTACAAGACATTAGAATCATCGAAATGGTCCGTCGATATGCTCACCTGGCACCTAACCATTTAACTGAGCACGCACGTCAAATTGACTCAATTTTTGCAAATTTTTGCAGAAGATGTCCCAAATATGTCCCACAAGGAAAAATCAGCGACTGGAGGAAGTTGATAAGTGATTGATTATTAAATGGCACGCCCTACAGGATTCGAACCTGTGACCTACGGCTTAGAAGAAAGTAGAGCGTTAAATAACACACTGTAATCACACATGTTTTCCGCGTTCGCATCCGGTTTTGTGTCGTTTCGTGTCGTTTGAATACATCCCTGTCTTTATCGTGCATTCCTGTCACGCCACATCTACGACACAGCAGCATCGAGCTGACAGCAACTAAACAACCGCATTGTCCTGGCGCACATCGCAGATAGTAAATGTCACTACACCGATGACAGTAACATCGTCCAAGACTTCGCCCTCGATCGCTTCACCATCTTCGGTTATCAGCGCCTTTCCTCTCAGCGTGGCAAGTTCCGTCCCGCCTCCGTGCTGGATCAGAACCTGGCTCCCCTGTTTTGGCTTCAGGGAGATATCCAGCACAACGTAACCGCCAGAACGCTCGAACAGGAGCGTGTTAGGCCCGACATTGCAGATCGTGTTAACAGACAGCCTTGCTCGACGTAGTCCGTCGCGGGTGAAGGGAATCCCATTAGATCACCATCCCCATGTTGGCCATCATCCACAGCCTGTTTTCACTATGGTCCGGCGTCTTATCGACGAAATACGTTTGCTCGCGTGCGATCCAGGTGTTGGCTTCCACCTCGGAGAAGTGGATTCCGCGCCGGCGCAGCGCCGAAACGAAGTCACGGGTGTGAAGGTACTGGTAGCCTTTGGCGTTTCGCAATACCGACTCGCGGAACGCCGCGGCGATGTCTGACTGTCTAAGCATGATCTTCCCTCCATCAAAATACTGTTTTTATATACAGTAGTTTTGTTGGGATTGAAGATCAATACCAGCGGCATAATTTCGTTATTCCGGCAATTATTAAGTTGATTAGCCTGTTATTTTCCCAATTCTCTCCATCAGGTATGCAAAAATGACATCCTGGGCACTGGTCCCGTAGGAATACAAACCAGGTATCACTATTGCGTCTGACAGCACAGACGTCAGGGGTGAAATAGCCCCATCTCCAGCACCGCCTAAATTCATTTTTTGAGACGTGGTGTATGCAGGTATCGTATAGCCAGTTACCTGTCTGGTTGTTACCGTTGTCTGGTCAGACCTTTGATATGCTATCGCATATTTTCCAGCTGAGGCATCTGCGCACATAACCACGGCGCAAAACAAACCAGACCCCATATTTGATGGGGTGAAAGGAACATCTGGCTGTGTGCCACCGTTAAAAAACACGGGGAAATTACCAGATGAAGTAGTGCGAATACCAACCCCATGAGGGGTTGTTTCCTGGGTTGCGATGACTATTCTGTCTGTAGGGGTTGATGGTAATGCACCTGATGGTAGCTGATAAATAAAAGCAAACGTATTTATTGTCCCATTCAGTGCCACTGGCGTATCCCCGAAAAGACCCTCAGCACCTGAAAAATTAATACCCTGCAGAGTTGACCCATTATATTTTGTCGTGGGTTCCAGGCTAGCCTGAGAATTGAATTTACCTCCATCAATTCTGTTTGCGAGTGCGGAAACTTTTTGCCCGACCCCTGGCTTGATAAAATCAACCGTTGCAGGTGACCAGATGGTGGGATTTAAATTTGCCAGTGCTATTTCCGCAGCTGTCAAAGAATAAACGGGAAGCAACGGGTTATTTAACCCTGTGTCAGTGTAAAGAAGGCGCATTTTTTATCCTCAGAAAACGTTGATTCGAAAAGCAGGGAGCCAGTCGTAGAGAGTTACGGATGTGTCATACACCCAGGTGATTCCAGCGGAAGATCGTACACACCCTCTCGCACCAAGAGTCCGCCCGGAAGGTTTTACAGATGCGCCGCTCTGAAGTGGGTTTTCTACTGTCGCATAGGAAACGCGCCCAAAACGGCCAGATGGGGCGGTCGCCAGGTTAATCAGTACCCCCTTGCCGTCCGAGCTGATCGCGACGCTAGATATAGCAGGTGGAGCACCAGTTTCATCTGTGTAGTTAAAACCGTAATTTGCCAGGCCATCAGTACTAATATTGGTCGTGTCTATCGTCAGGTTGGTATACGAAGGGACATTAATTTGTATTTGTGTGGGTGAGTTCCACACGAAACCAGACGGAACCATTCCGTACCATCCGCTGGCAAACCACTCCTGGACAATTGCTCTTGCCACAGCCGCGCCACGTTTATTTTGTGCTGCACAGGTGAGGTGCAAACCGTCAGAAATAAAATCATACTGATAAAGAGTATTTACACACCTGAACTGCTCATGACCATGAAGTTTATTTACTGACATCCTGACATATTGTCCTGTAAATGCTCCGTGGTTATCGTTAACGTATCCGATCTGCGTTTGCGCTATAATCGGCGGTTCGTTTTGGCCCGTTCTTGCCATGATGTCACTGATGGCCTGGCGCTGGTATTGATGAAGTCGCGACTCATACATCCCCTCTCGAAGCCCACTCCAGTCCTCGTCGGACTCCCCCTGCATCCAGTCAACGCACAGAACAATCGGCAGCCAGCCCTTAGCCTTACAGGCCGTTACGCAGTCTTCGATTGAATCGAGCAGATACTGATATACCTGGTTACCCCGTTTCTGGTACTCGTAAGCCTGTCCAGACTGAGCACAGACGATTGATAGCGTGCGCGGCATGACGCCGGTAGCTGCAGCCATATCGCGAATGAAGGTGTTCGCTAGGCCGCTTGCGGCCGTTTCTTTATCTGTCCCGCTTACAGCCTCAACCAGCGGCACCAGAGTAGTGCTGCGTGTCCCTGTGCGCCTAACCCCTCCGCTGAGCATGAAAGCGTTATCAGGATATATCGGCGTTGCTGCGACAATGGTTTGATCGGCGTCAGGACAATATCCTCGAGCGTTGGATTGCCCAGCAGTCACAAAGATAAAACATACAGGCACTGTCTCTGAGTACGGATATACCGTAGACCCTGACAAATGAAGTCCATACTCAGGGAGCTGGTTGGCATCATCGTCGCCACCTCCCCCACTCTCCTGGTTAACCAGAACCAGGCCGCTATCGGAATAGATCCAGTGATGTCCGCCAACCGTGTAAGCCTCAACGATTTGGTTGGTAGCGGCGTCAACGATCATACGCCACACCTTTTCACCGCCGATAAACTGCGTCACCTGTCCCTCGCTTCCCAGTGCGTATAACTCCGCCTCCTGCGGCGTGAGGAGCTCATAATATTTCCCATCAGGACCGATTTGGATAAGTCGACCATCCGTATTTAAAAATGGGGCCACTCTTTTTGTCTCCGGGTCATAACCAGCCAGGGCCACACTGTCTGGTGATACCTGGTATCCGTAGTCGTCACGGAGCATCCGCCGCCCGGTAGGCTGCAAAGTTCCAGCGAGGTTGATATACTCATCGGCCAGAGAGCTTCCGTCCTGACTGCGGACATAAGTTGTTGAACCTGCAGGAATATTCGCGATATCCGCCTGCGCAGCCTCAATCGTCATGTACTGCTTGCTGAGCGGAATGATGTTCTGCCGGATCTCATCGTTTTTCGCCATCATCTGGCGCCAGGTATCGAGCGGTTCACCGCCGCGGTCGTTAACCGTTCCTGCCGGACCGTTCACCAGTTCGTCAGCGCGCTTAACGTTGTCCAGGAAAATTTCAGGCGTCGTCGTTCCCAAAGGCGGGTTAAGTTCGGCCATGTTTTTGCTCCAAAAAAGGCGTTCGCCCAAACGAGGGTTTGAGCGAAAAGAGTTAATTAGGGGAATTTGTGGTTTTAGGAGACGTCGCCGGGGTATGTGGCGTCGTCGTACTGGTAGTAAATGTCGCTGTACTGTCTTGCAGTCACCTGGCAGGTTCCGTCTGCCTGCGGCGCTATCTCCTCAAATATGGCGTCATAGATACCCCGCGTTGAGTTACAGAACACCAGTCGCGGCGGTTCAATGCTCGGATCGTTCAGCATGATTTCATCGAAAGCGGCTTGCCATGGAACAGACAACTGATAATCCCCGACGAAAGTGGCCTCCAGCAGCCCCGAGGCAGAGCCATCCTGGTAGCGCAAAATTGCGCGCGGGTTTTCAAAGGTCCAGTCCAGCTGTTCGGAAACGGTAAATACCGTTTCGATACCCGTTGTGACCATATCCACGACCAGACAACTCACGGTTTTATTCCCCGGAATATCATCTGTCAGCAGGATGCGATCACCGTACTCATATACCAGTGCATCCAGCTCAGTCGTCGTATTATGACCCAGCCGCTGATGCAAATATTTCATCAGGCGCCGCATTCCTATCTGGTAAGCGTGGTCCTGATTGAGTACCCCATCGAGTCTGTAGTTCTCGATTTTCACCGGCGTGGGATTGTCGGGTGTTCGGCATTTCACAGTCTCCTCTGCCCAGGTGATGCCGTTGATATATGTCACATCAACGCCATCGTAATCATCAGCAGACGGTGCCGTAAAACTAGTCTGCAGTTCTTCGGTCATTTCATGCGGGCTGATGATCCCCGACCAGTTCTTAACCCCTTCCCTGCCTACGGATGCGAGCCCATCACTCAGCAGAAAATACGATTTCCCCGCTGTGGTAATCTTCTGCAGCATCTCCAGTGCTGAGATACTGTCGCCGGTAGCGTAATCGAAATACTCGCCCCGTGGCGTCCAGTACGCGGACTCCAGCGCGTTGATGGTGTCGACATCCATTTCCAGCCCCAGCGAGTTTGCGACATGCAGCAGCGCTCCCGAAATGGTTCTGGCCGTTCCGGTTTCATAGGCCCGAGTGGCCACAACGTTTACGCGTTTATCTGACTGCGCCGCCAGCTTCCCGCCCGTCTCAACGGTCACCGCCATCAGCGACACGCCGGGATAGGATGAAGGGCGCGTCAGCAGTCGCCCGCGCAGTGCCTGCCAGTACATACTGTCTCGCGCGTTGTTTGAGCCCTGCTCATTGCGCCGACGGCAGCGAACCTCTACCAGCCCCGGAGAGCTGAGGGTGATCCGCTCAGTGAAACCTAACCCGTTGACGTTTTTCAGCGCATACTCGCCCTGGTGACTCACCCACCCCGATCCGGAACCGTAGACGCGATACTGTATCTCCCACTCCACGTGGCGGATCCGTTTTTTGCCCTTACTGTCAAAGCCGCAGATGCCGTTCGGGAAGGAGAAATTCACCTCGAATGCATCCACCACTTCATTCTCAGGGCAAACCAGGAACGGCCCCAGCCAGCTCAGCGTGTCGTTAAGACCAGTGGCCTCATAGTCGATCATCGTCCGGGCGGAGAATCCCGGCCATGACTCATCAACGGCACCGGAAACCAGGCGCGCCACCGTCGCCGTCGTGCCGTCGGCAGAGACAATGCGGTACTCATTCCCGCGGTGAGCAAGTGAAAGCCGTTGCACCCCCTCCGGCATGCCGGAAAAGGCCGTTCCCGTGGCAGAGTTATAGGCGAGTGTCACATTCGCCGTTACCGCCGGGCTGCCGCCGGTTGATGCCGTGCCGGGGGTGTAAACCGGGGCATCACCGAAAACAGCTGCTGGCAGTGAAGAGGACGTGATCGCCCCACCCGCGAACGGACTGGCCGACTCGGTTATCAGTACAGTTCCGCCATTGTCCTGCGCAACCAGGCCGGAGCCAGTGAGTCCCTCGGTGATGGCCGCCAGCAGTCCCGACATCGAGACGTAGTTAGCCACCAGCGACACCGGGTAGGTAACCCCCTGCCAGGTGATCGTGAACGTGCTGGAGCTGGTCGAAAAATCGTAGGTGGTCGGGGCCGCACTGGCCTGGAGTTTTGCCGCACTCCCCCCGGCGCCGGGCACTGCAGCCTGACCGGGGGTATATGACGCGATAAACAGATCGTAATCGACAGAGTTAAACCCCAGCGTCACAGGCATACCTACTACCGGCGCGATCTCCGTCAGCAGCGGGCTGGCGATAACACTGTATCCAGCCGCCGAAGTGATCTGGTAGTTCGCCGGGGCTTTCAGTTCGACCACGGCGCCGGCGACCCAGCTAGGCGGCAGCGCGTTATCGTTCTCGTCATTATCGTCATCATCATCCGTGTCCAGCCCGGTAAACGTTACGCTCGAACCGGATACGGTCATGCTGTCTGCGATAATGTCGTCTGCGTCCGGCGACGTCTGGGCCATATCCAGCCCGGTGCCGGATGACGTCCCGCCCACTTCGTTGGAATTGACCCAGTTTTCGCTGCGCTCATCACCGGAAACGTCCGCGCCTGGCGGGTAATGGGTGCTGCTGAATCCCGGTAGCGTTGAAGCTGGCGTACTGCCAACCCGGATATCGCCATTGGTATAAATCAGATCACCGACACCGAGACACAGCAGCATCTGGACGCGCATTTTCGTAGGATCGGCGGCATCAAACCGGGTAACGGGCTGTACGACATAATCCGGATAAATACGCACGCGCCCAAAAACTTCACGAATCGCATCACCCAGTTTCGCGCTGTTTGCTTTAGCGGGGTTCAGGTCGAGGCTCCGACCTGTGGATGACGTATAGCCACCGGCATCAATGTTACTCATCATGAACAATGAATAAGCCGCAGATGCGACGGCAATGCCCACTCCTATCCAGGCAATTGTCGCGGCCTCAAGCCCGAAAGGCACCGGATAAAGCCTGACATCACTATCAGGGCGAATCACACACTTAGCCCACTCGCCTGGCGGAATTAACAGCCCCTCAACCTCAACGGTCAGCGGTGGGACATCCCGATCCTCGTAGCCTTCAACATTTGCCACCAGCCAGCTGCGAATACTGGTTACACCATGCTCATGCGTTTCGAGTGGTTCACCGGGAAGCCGGGACGGGTAAAAACGAATGGTCATTGCCAGAACTCCACTTTGACAAATCGCCGCTTAAACCGCGGCAACGGCAGAAAGGTGACGTTCGTTCCCGGATTGCATTCCGCCACGTGCAGCAGGCCACCGATACTGACTACGATCCCCACATGGGTGACGGTTGATCCGGAATAACAGGCCACCCCGGCCCCTTCGCAGGGCTCGCAGCGCTCAAGGGTAAGCATCATCCTGCGCGCTTCCCGGTCGAGGCCGCCGTCGTCTTTGGTGACCCCTGCAAAATCGGGCCAGACGGGTAAATTCAGGTCGCGGCGTATCTCGTTCACAATGCCGAAACAGTCGAGTTGCGGGTATACGCGCCCGCCCTTCAGCCAGGTGACTGAACGGTATTTATCAGGGTTAAACATTGGGATTCCTTAGCTGATATAACGCAGTCCGGGGAATACAGGGAGCGTGTAGCGGTATCGCGGCCAGGCGGTATCGAGGATATTCATGTAGCCCGCAGTGATCTGCACCTCTGTCGCCGTCCAGGAGCCCGACTTGATTTTCAGCGTATACGGCACTTCCGCAGGGGCCGCTAAATCCGTGGAGATATAACGCCGGTACGTCAGAAATGCAGACTGACGGTTAGCCAGCGCATTGCGGATCGCCGTGGACACAACACCATCGATATTGCACAGGGCAAATTTGAGGTCCTGCGTGCCGTCCGCATTGCGCGCCGGAAGAGCAATGTCTATCGCACAGGAGGTAAACGTTACGGTATCGCCGTTCTCCGTCGTTGCCGTAATACCCTCGTAGCCCTGGCACAGATAATGGACGTCAGAACCAATGGTGATCTGCAGCGTCTCAATGATCACCTCCGGGCCGCTGCTGGCGTAGAGGCGTTTAATCTGCGTCATGCTTCGGCCACTCCTTATTCAGCGCAATATCCAGCAGTGAGCTGCCGACGATCCATTCCGGGTAATGCCCCCATCCAGACGGCGGCAATGGGCGCTCCCAGAGTTCTACTGGCGCGGTATATCTCCAGTAAAATCCGCCTTCTGGCGTGGGACCTTTATAAATATCCGTGAAACGACACACGTAATTTTTCAGCCCTACAGGCGTTAATAACGGTATGTTGAACCACGCCGCCCCATCTGATAACTCATCCCGAAACCATGCCTCAAAAGCCTGTGCCTGGGCGTCAGAAAAAATCCAGGCCAGATCTGTTTGGGTTGGTGTCGAGGTGTAGGCACGCCGCTGCCGTGCCCGGCCAGTTACCATCTGAGTCCGTTTCAGAGGAGATACAGGAGTTAAACCAAAACTCTCTTTAAGCGGTCCAGGCAGGTAAGCGGAGGGGTAATAAAGCGTTGTGGTGATAGCCATTAGCTAATTTTCCTCCCCGAGGTAGTTTTCCCCATCAAGGCCTTATGCAAATCACCCTGACCGCTTGCGACTGAATTAACCGCCTTCCGGTATCCCCTTTCTGCCCCCTCATCTGCAGCCTTACGGACCAGCGCCAAAGTTGCATCGGAAGGGTTACCATTGATGGGAATAGTGATCGTGGGAGAATAAATAGTTCCACCACCGGTTGACTGGTTTGCAACTCGATCCAGAGTGGCATCCAGTTTGGCACTGGTCGCTGCGGTGGTCACCCGCTCTCCTTTTTGAAGCAACCAAGTACCAGTTTCAGGAACTGCATCAATCCCATCGTGGGCCATGCCAGAAAGGGAAGCTGCAGAAATAGCAGCAACCATAGGTTCTGTTATAGCCGCTGCAGCAGCCATCGCGGCTGGAGCTAATCCCGGTCCGACAATTGGGATTGCAGCCGTTGATGCAAAAGCGGCAAGTTGAGCCTGCAATGCGGTTGCTTGCGCGTTAGCAATCATTGCAGGAATCGCAGAGGCTTGGGCTGTTTTGTTTACCAGCATCTGAACACCTTGATACACAATCCATTGAGCAGCCATATCAACCAGAGCTTTAATCACTGCCTGGCCAAGGTCTGCAAATACTCCCTTTATTGCCTCCCCCATCGATTCAGTTCCGCTTACAACATCATATAAATGTTCTGAAACTGAGTCCGTAGCAGCCCCTAAGATTGATGTCATTGCGTCCGCTGCTTGTTGGTAATAATCAGTTGAGCTATCAGCAAAATCAGCTAGAGCACTAGAAATACCAGATTGCCAATCATTTCTTAGGTCATCTGACTCATGGTAATAATCATTTTGGATCTGCAATCTTTCTTCAAGAGCTTTTTTTAAGGCGGTTTTCTTTTTTTCATATAAGCTTTCTTCAATGTCGCCAGCTTGAAGTTGATTTAAAAGCTCCTCTTGTCGAGTTTCATAATCCTGCTGAATGCTGTTTATTTCACGCATTCTTTCGCGGTCTTTCCCTCCGAATGAAAGACCGGATAGTTCATTATCATAACCCTGTTTAACAAGCTTATTCTGTTTATTTAAACCTGACACATATTCTGCAAGCTTAGCATTCTCCTTGTTTGTGCGAAGCTCTTCTTTTCTTGCATCAAGAACTTTTGCAGCAGTACGAAGTTGCTCTTTCTGTGACTCTGATAGTTTTTTAAGGTTTCCGCTGGTTATATCAAAATTAATCTTCTCCAGTTCGGTTACTTCTGCAGTTTTTTTACCTGTTGTTTCAATTAGGGCGGCCTGCTTTTGTAAATCAAGCAGTCTATTTTTGAAAGCATTGTCAGTAGGATTGCTTTTTGGTTTTGTTTTTGGCTGGTTCTGGTTAGACTCCCCTTTGCCCAACGAAAAATCATTATCTTTAGAAGTGTCAATGCCAAGATCAGAAAGTAGAGATGTGAGCCCTTTCGCTCCTCTATCTACCTGCTCCGGAGTCATGCTTGACTTTATCGCGCGAAGAAATTGAAGACGTTTAGTTAAAAAGGCTAATTCGTCTTTTTGTTCCTTACTTTGATTCCCTCGTTTGTTAAGGAATTCAATGCGCTGTGCAATATCACTTTCATCAGCAGCGTTATAATTACCAGATACAGCACCGATACGAGAGCGGGTATAAGTTGCAATGGCCCCCAGGCCACCAGCAATACGCCCCACAACCCCGGCAAGGCTTATGGCTTCACCAACCAGGTCTGATAGCCCCTGAAGAACAGCGGGATCGGTGAAGACGTCACGAATATCATCAAGTCCAGACTGTAATGGCGTAAGATCCACTTTAGCCAGCCCGGAGGCTATTTCCATCTTCAGGCCACGAGCGCTAGCCTCAATATCCTGAAAGAACTGGTTTACTTTGACGAGGTTGTCAATATCCTCTTGTGGCGGGGCAATACCAAAATCTTTTGATAATTGAATAAATTGCTTTAACTTCTCATTGTTGTTCTCGAACAATGGAAGCATTTTTGATAAGTCATTACCGAGGCTTTCAAGAATATTAGTTTTACCAGCCTGACTCGGTATTTTCTGCAATGCTTCACTGATAGCCATAAGTTGCTTATCAGGAGATTGCTCGGAAAGTTTTTTAGCAGAGAGGCCAAGAGTATCGAGTGCTTGAGCCGCCTCTCCTGATTTATTTAAAACAGCATCACCAACTTTATCATTAATGTCTTTAAAAATATCTGCAATGTTATCGCCAGTTAAACCAGCCTGTTCCGCTGCGTATTGCCATGACAATAAATCCTGCGTGGACATTTTTAAGGATTTAGCCCAGCGGTCGGCCTCAGTTACCTGTTGAGCTGTATTTTTAACAATGGATAACCCAGCAGCCCCTATTCCAACTGCTGCTGTGGCTGCAGCTGCCCCAACTGCGATGATTGCTGAACTTACCTCTTTGGCGTCTTTTTTTACCTGGTCACTCCACTTCTGGGAAGCTCTTTCGGCTTTGCCCATGCCCTGAACAAATCCACCTACTTTGGCAATCAGGTCAATTGTTAACGTACCGAGTGACTTGCCAGCCATTGCGTTTTCTCCAGGCAATAAAAAACCCCGCCGCAGCGAGGTTCATCATTAATTTGAAAGGCTACTTTTTAAATGCCTCAGCATAGGTTTGGGCAGTTTTTTGTGATGACTCCATGAGATCTTCAGTCAGCGTTTGCTGCCCCCATTTGGTTACTTTCCCGTTTACAAAAGTAACGACCAAACGATCATTGGCTAACTGTTCATTGTCTACAATTGTGTAGGCATACCGTGTCTTATTCCAATAGATCCAGCGCTCACGTTCTGCGTTTACATCCGTCCGTCGCGGTGCTCCCATGATCTGCATAACATCATTTTTTGTCATACCAAGGGACAACAGCATTGACTTCTGGTTGTAGTCAATTTTCTGTTCTGATGGCGCGCAAGCTGTGATAGCTATAGACGAAGCACCAAGAAATAAAGCTAAAATTATCTTTTTCATACCCCTATCCATGTAGTTAATGATCTTATGATCATAGTGATGCTGAATTGTATTTTACAATTATTAATGCCAACTTTTCATAGCATCTTCCAGAGATAATGGCGCTTCGTTGATGTGCGGTGCAAAGTCACTTACCTTGAACGGCGGCGTGTTCTTTGCCTTATTGATGTTAGCCAGGACAGAAGCCACCAGCGAAGCCCCCCACTCGGTTCGCATCATAACGTTAAGCTGACCATACTTATTACGGTACTTTACCCACACCTGAAACTCACGAAGGCTCATTCGCTCCTGAGCCTCCGCTATGGTCCGCCCGCCGATGCCGTTCATGACTAACTCACACCAGAACTCGTCTTCTCCTGTGAGTTCGTAGTCTTTCCCAGATCGTTGACTTCCTGGATGACGGCCAGCAAAGCAATAACGATTGGCCCATCGAGCGCGCCACGGTCTTCAGATGCAGTTCCGAGAATGTCTGCCTCAGTAAAGATTTGCTTCCCTTCCTCATCGCAAATATGGGCAGCAATACGCCCAGCCACCGGATCAGATTTTCCGTTGTACGCCAGCAGTTCAGCTTTAGTGGTGTGGTAGCCCATCGGGCGCACATAGACGGTTGCGATATGCTCTTTCCCGTCACGGCCTTTCCACTTAATTTCTTTTTCCACGGGACGCCCGGTAAAAGCACCGGTTTCTTTTAACGTATCGAGAGTAAGTTGCATTTCAGCTCCTGAATAGAAAAGCCCGGATAACCGGGCATATTAATTACGCTGCGGCCTTCGGCACCCATACGGAAGAGCCAGACCGCTGGATCGTGGCGGAGGTCGTCACAACAGCGTTACCCTGAAAATCAAACGGGAAGTCAGAAACGTAACCCTGGAAAATGAACCAGGTGCGATCCGATGGCAGCACCAGGCCATCAACAGCATCCTCAGCGCCAGGAGCGGCGGCTGTCGGGACACTGGTTCCATCTGACCAGCCAACCGCAAAAGTTAACGGCGTCTGGTCATTCGCTTCAGCGAGGCCATGCAACATAATGTGGCTGGCGTTCGTCGGATCAGCGTTAAGCCCGACGGTTGCGGCCGCAGGCGTTTTAAGCCCCTTTTTGTAGGTTCTGGAATCCCGTTCACTCAGACAGGTATCTTCAATCTGATCGGCAGGGTTCCCGCCGGGGTTGAAACTGGTGATGCATTCAACCTCGCTGACCACGCCAGACTTGAGCACAAAAAACTGCGTGCCTTGCGTTAATACAGACATGTTTTGTCTCCATAAAAGAAAAACCCGCACAAGGCGGGTCAGTTTGGGGTTGTTGGTTATCTGGTCGTTATCCAGTCAACATCGAAGGAATAGCGGTATCGCATTGTTTCAGGGTCGCGGCTTTGTTCACCCCATCGGGTGATATAGGCCTTGCCCTCTATTGCGTCACGCAAAGCGCGGGCAACGGCGATCACATCGGTGTCAGTATCACCATAGACATCAACCTGCAGAGAATAGTGATCTGCATCTGGCCGCTGGTTTAGATAATTTTCAGGGAAGCCACCTACGTTTTGCCAGACTGCGTAGGGATAAACGATATTGTCGTCCTGCATACCGAACGGATAAAGCCGCACGGGAGTAGAACCTAACAAATCCCTGACTGCCTGGCTGGCTGCGCAAACTGCAAATATTGGAGCAATCATACCGGAGTTCCTTTTTTAGCCGCCCGTCGTACAGCGCGATCGATGGACTTTTCCAGCTCCAAAGCAAAAACGTTAATCACATCGGCATCGACCCCATTCAGTGCAGGCCTAATTATTGGCCTCGCTGCAGCATGTTCTGTGCCGAACTCCAGGAATCGCCAGTACCAGGTATCCCCGCCGGGATTGCCTTTATCTCCGGCAGTGTTAAAACTTTTACCCGCCCTGCCTTTTCGGACGTTGGCCTTTGTATTGGCGTATTGCCTGGCGCCTCCCATCACCCCGACACGAAACGTTGGATCGCCGGTTCTGCGAAATGCCTTGCTGCTGAAACTGACCACAATGTTTTTGTAGATAGCCTCTTTGGTGAGAGGATCATCAACCCGCGCGGCATTATTGCGCGCTCTGTCCCTGATGACGTTTGCCGCTTTACGCAGCGCTGCACGACCGGATTTATCGCGAGTGACCTGTGAGACGGCATCCAGTTTCCCCAGGACGGAATCGAGGCCGGTCAGGTTTACTTCCACGCCATCAGCCATCGTTAGCCCCCTCTGAACAAGGCAGTGTCAGGTATTCCCTGCCGCTCCGTGGATCAGGTAAAACGCCCTCAATGTTGTAGATGCGGCCACGAAACAGGATCCGATGTTTGCGGGTAACACCCTCACGGTAACGAATCGTTATCCGGGTGGTAACTTCGCCCTGAGAGGCCTGGGCGGCGATAAACTCACGTGCGGATAAAGGAGCGACTTCGGCCCAAAGGGTTGCGACATCGCGCCAGGTATTAATTACGGCTCCCGTTGTCGGGTTCTGTTCTTTGACCGGTTCCTGCAGGGTGATCCTGTGACGCAATTTTCCGGCCTGCATATCACCCCCTGGGTTTCCCGCTCAGATAGGTTTGCTGCTCTGGCGCCTCATCGAGATCGCCGGCAAGCGACTGGATAATTACATCGGACAGGGCGACGTTAGACTCAGCCAGGCGGTTTATCGCTTCCGTCTGCTCTCGCTGTGCTGTTGTTTGTTCTCTCAGCGCTGCTATCAGCGCGTTTACCAGTTGCTCGTTCATAGGCTATTTTCGTCCACTTTTTTAACCACTCACGCCGTTTAGCACATCCTGAGCAGCCCATTAGTTCCACCTCCGGTGCCTAATCAGCAGCGCCTCAACGCCCAGCGGAACTTCCGATAGGTTCTGCGCTGCCGCTTCGCGGTTCGCATACCAGTGTCCAATCAGCAAAAGCATTGCCGCCCAGATGCCGGAAGTAAAAATAACCTCACGGGGCTGAGTTTCCCCTTCCACTGGCGGCGTTAATGTTTCGACCAGCGCACCGTCGCAGAACCGCTCAACATAATCGACGGAGGCCGAAGCATAGGCAGCAATAAGCGTATCTTCGTCGTCACCATCAACCTTCAGATGCGCCTTTATCTGCGCCAGCTGTTCCTCGCTTATTTCCACCTTTACCCCCTGGTTTGGCTTTAGCAGGCTCCGCAGAACCAGAGTCTGTTGCCTTTTCCGGCTCAACCGCCTCGGCCAGATGCAGTTTCACCAGTACTTCGCCGATTTCTTTATGCACCTCGCGGATTTCCCCCTGAGATACCGTACCCAGGTGATAATGCGAGAACATACGGAGAGCTTTAATTTTCATCTCATTTACGCGGCCATTGCTGGCCGCGCCCTTTTGTTATGGACCAGTGCTGACAGCAATATCACCCGTCACAATCGCTGCCGGGCGATAGTGGGCCAGCGCCAGGCGCTCTTCGCAAAGGATGGTCAGCATGTTTTTAACGAAGTTATCGCGGTCCTGGTTGCTGATCTCGATGGTGGCATCCATGCGATCCCAAACCTGCGACGCCAGGCCAAACGCGCCAACGGTGAATTTGCCTGCCGTCTGCGCTGTGGTCGACACCACCGGAAGCCCCCAAAGCACTTTCGAGGCAAACGCCTGCGGGCCACCGAGAATGTAATTGCCGTTAGCGTCCTTCAGCAGGGCAATACGGTGCCAGTCCGCCGGGTTCAGAATGATGCCGTCTGCTTCGAACTCACTCAGCGATACCTGATAGATGGCGTGTGCCAGAACATCAGCGCCAGTATCTCCGGTTGCGTTGAGTGTGGTTTCGTAGTCATTCGCTACTACGTTGAGCCCCTGCAGGTTATCGCCGGTACCGTCCCCGTTCAGCATCTGGTTCTCTTCCACCAGTGCCAGTCCGTACATCATGCGGGAATTGAGGTAAGACTCGAGCGCCGGGGCATCATCCATGATCTGGCGCGATGCCTGGATCCAGTGGGCGATAGTTTTCACGTTCGCCGTTTCTTTGGTGAAGGTAATATTACTTTCCGGCTTGAGGGTACCTTCTGCCACTGGTGCTGCAGCGTTGGTAAACACGTTTTCGCGCACGTATTCCAGCGCGTTACTGGTGATACGCCCCTGTGCCAGCAAGTCACGCACGGTCAGACGGCGAAGACCCGGCATAAGAATACCCGGCAGCTGCTGCGGCTGGACCAGGGCGCCTGCCGACGCTGCGCCGGAACCAATCGCTTTATCAAAACTGGTGACTTTCGCTTTGGTACGCGAGCCGTCCCAGCCCTTCATCAGGTCTTCAGATACGCGCTGAGCAAATGACTTCTGCGCAGTCTGATCAGGAGAGTTTCCGGCCAGTTTCTGCTCAAGATCGAACAGGCGGGTGCCGGTGGCTTTCAGTTCTTCCTGTGCTTTCGTCAGATCGATCTGCAGCTGCTTGTTGATTTCACCGGTCTGGTTGATGGATTTACGCTGTTCTTCGATAAGCTCCTTTACTTCTTTTTGGGAGTTTTCGATAGCTTTTTCCAGTACAGATAATTCAGACATGTGTTACTCCGTTAAGGTGTCCGCAGGTTAGCGGCAAATGAGTTAATGCGCTGTGCCAGCGCGTCAATGTCGTTGCTACCGAACTCGCTTCGGCCTGCAGACTTAACACGGGCGATAAATGCCTGTGCTTCAGAACGCGAAAGCCCGACTGAATCCCTCAGCCAGGCCTCCGCATCGCGAATAGATTTGATGCTGTCGATGCTCTTCATGGCCGTTACGCCAGCAAGCTCGTTAGCCGGGAAAGTACAGACGCTAATTTCCCGCAGGTAAGAGATGTTTTTGAAGATGAGCCCTGACGTGCCAACGGTGTAATCATCAGGCCCAACGGAAAACCCCACAGACATCCCTTCAACCGTGCCATGCTGCATGGCAGCTTTCAGGTCTTCGGCCAGGCTAAGCCCTGGAGTAAGTTGACCACGGACAAATAGCCCCTTGTCATCTTCATGCATGGCATCCCATTTACCGACCGGGATAGCACGTGTCTGGTGGTTAAAGAACATGGCCACCTTGCGACTCTGGTTAGCAATCACACCAGCAAAAGCACCTGGCAAAATAATGTCGCCATCGGCGTCGGTGTTATTAAAAACCGAGGCATACCCTTCAAATGTTCCCTTACTGCCGTCGCCGATGAACTTGATTTCTGTCTGGTCGAAAGCCAGCGTCTTCTGAATGTCAGGCATCATAGCCCCCATAAAAATTAAGCCCCGGCATTGCGGGGCTCTTTGTTTGTTCCGAGATCGGTAATGGGCACGTTCTGCGACTGCCGTGTCGCCACATCACCTCCGGGCAGCGGCGGCAGGTTATCGAGCCTTCGAACCTCGTTAACGGTCCGAATCCCGGTATTGACCATGATTTGCATAAATGATGCCCGGCTTGTTGAATCACCGCGCAACAGCCCGTCGAGGTTATGCTCGGCGTGAATGATGCCCTGTTCTGACTCTTTGACCAGCCAGCGCTCAATGCTGTACTCCCACCGATCAAGGTAGGGTTTGAGGGTATACTGGAGAAAGCCCAGGTTTTGCTGTTCAATCCCCGATCCCCAGGAGGTGGTTTTATCCACGTCGCCGACCAGATGTGGAGGCACGCCGTAAAATCGCGCCAGTTCGGCGACCTGAAATTTACGCGCAGCCAGAATTTCTGAATCCTGAGGCGAAACGCCGATAGGTTGCGTGGTGAAGCCGCTCTCAAGGATCCAAAGCCGCTTTTTGACCGGACCACCAGCAATCTCCTTAAAGTTTTCCTCCAGCTGCCCACGCTGCTCTTTCGTCAGCACCTTGCCGTCAGTCATCAGGATCTGCGGAGACTTCGCACCGTTGGCGAAAAATTCACGCTGGTTATCTTCCATCGCTATGGCCACACCAGCAGACTTCGCACTGAACGCCAGCGGCGAAAGACCAGTCAGACCATTGAAGCCAAATCCTTTGAGATGAAAAATTTCTTTCTGTGAAAAGTCAGCGTATTCAGTGTCCCGTCGGTAGCGGTAGATAATATTTTTACCGTTATCGCTGAGCCGAACTTCCATATTGGCGCTCATCAGTGGAACCATGCTAATCACGTCACCAACACCGTTTCGCTCAACATGTGCATAGGCGTTGCCGTAGGCACATAGCTGCATAGTCATTGCTTCGCGAAACTCAAGAGCGGTCATGAAGTTGTTGGGACGGAATCTCAGCAGTTTCGCAAGGGGGTGACTGTTGTCCACTTTCGTGCGCTGATCATTTTTGGTCTGATAAACATCGAGTGGTAAAGATGCTGTTACGGTGGAGATTAACCTGATGCAGGCCCATACCGTACTGATTTGCATATTACGCTCATCAGTCACAACAGAATCACCAACCACACCGTGCGCTGACGTACCCGCCATTTGCGAGCCCTTATCGGGTGTCACCAGGCGGCCGCCGGTCAGGATAGAGGCCATGCGCGCCCAGAATGGCGATCGCGTCCGCAGGTCAATGCTGTAATCGGTATCTGCCATTTTTACACGCTCAAAAAGTTGTAAATGAAATCATTAACGTCACCCTGCTCCTCTACCTCGTCACTGGTCTGCGCGCCAATAGACATCGCCAGCGCTACCATGCCGTCGATACGTCCGCTCGACTTACCTTTCACAAACTTGCGGTTACCGGCAGGGTCAGTGATTACCGTGGCGTTTTTGGCGCACATTTCGAGGATCGGATGATTGCCGTGCTTCAGCTGCGCACCGAGCAGTTTGGCTTCCAGCTCCCTGAGCGCAGGCGACATGGAAACAAACCCCTGACCGAACTCTACGAATCGTTCGAGCTCCACATCTGTGAAACCAGCATCGATCAGATGCGGGCGAAGGAAGCGCATGTTATAGCGGTCAAACGCCAGCGCCCTGACGTTACAGAGATCAAAAACGCGCCGCAGCTCCCTGGCGATAAATCCATACTCGATAGCCTTACCAGGTGTCGTGTTTAGCCAGCCCTGCTTCGCCCATATGTCATAAGGCACACGATCGTTACGCGCCTTATCTGCCAGCCCTTCCTCCGGTAGCCAGAATTTACAGTGCACATCGCCCTGCGTGGTGTTCAGCACCAGTGCGGTCAGGTCTGACACGCTGGAAAGATCGAGCCCGCCCCATACGGTAGCCCCCGCCAGTTCGCCGGGTTCCTCCTTGTTCATATGCCATACACTCTGGCTAACGAACGGGCTTTTCGCTTCAACCCTGCGGTTTAAAACAAGGTTCTCAAACTCTGCCTGGCGAGACGGCAGGCGTTTCGCACTGGCGGCCATATCCAGCACTTCTTTCTGGTTCATGAACACATCGAAGGCCGGGTTTGCCAGCCTGATGGCCTCAACAGAGAAAGGATCGATATCTTCCGGCGCGGTCTGAAGCCGGACCACTGTCCGGGGATCGGCTCCGGTCAGGCCATCATCAATCAGCAGGCTAAGCAGGTCGCTCGCATCGGGCGCCTGGGTGCTGATGATTATCGAAATAGGGTTATCCTGTGCAGCGGTGGCGGTTTCCAGCGCTTCATAAAGCGGATCTCGCGGCCCACGAACCTGGCCCAGTTCGTCGTGTGCGACAAATCGCGGCGAGAAACCGTAGGCCGTGGTAGCTTCGGCACTCAGTGCGCGGTAATAAGAACCCAGCTCAGGGCAGTGGATTTCTTTAGCTGAATCCTTGATCGCAACGTACTGCATTAGTACCGGGTTCATCCGGCACATCTTCGAGGCCAGGTTAAACAGAATGGCCGCCTGGTCGCGTGAGCGTGCCGCAGAATACAGCTGCGAGTTCGGTGCAGCCTCGGGCCCTACCAGGTAGAGCAGCATCAGCATGGCGGTTTCCACCGTTTTGGCGTTTTTTCGCCCGCGACTGATGATTGCGCGACGTGTACCATGCTTGTTGTCGAAAATGGCTCTGAAGTCATCCTTCATGAACTCAGCCATTTTCAGAGGCTGGCCGACAAACTTACCTTCGGGAATATAAATATTTCTTTCGCACCAGAGGATATTCCTCTCGGCTCTTGTCAGAGTTTTTTTAGCCATCGAAGAGCCTTATTCAATTTCCCAGGGTTTTTTCTCCCGCGGCAGATTTTTGTTGGCGCGTCCTACTGTTTTAGGATCAGCAGTCGCCTGCCGGGTGATACGCAGTCGCGTTGCCAGTGAAGACGCAGACCGTACTTCACGTTCGCGCATCGTGAGCAATTTATCGTAGCGCTTCAGCCCATCATCCCGAGCCAGCCACTCCAGCTCAAACTCCTCGATCTGAGTGGTTAACAGTCTCGCCTGCACCACATGCCGACAGTACATTTCCATCATGTCGCGATGTGTTTCAGTAAATGAGCTGGCCGGGTTATCGTTAACCAGTCTGATCCAAACGTTTATCTCTGGATCGCTAAGGTGTAACGAGGGCTGCAGCCTGCTTTCAGCCAGAGCCGGAAGCGACACAGCCGTCGTCGCGGCAAGAGATTTTCTGCCTCGCTGTGCCATCGCTTTTTTCCTTTTTTTCTGGACGTTTTTGAAAAGAAAACTGGGGGCGCGGTCTTTTTACGATTGCCGCCAGAGTTTTACCCCTCCCCCCACCCTCTCTGGTTGATAATGAGAAAATTTATCATTTATCGATGATCCGCAGGTTTTCACGGGGAGGGACGGCGGGCGCCAGTCGCTCACCTGCACCGACAGACATTGTCAGGATAATCGTTGGTGGCTCCTCGTTTGCGGTATGACTAAAGGAGATGGCGGACGCAGAAAGAAAACTCACACCATCAATGCTCAGTTCCACCAGCTTGCCATCTCGGTATTCAATCTTCATATCTTGCATTGCGCGCTCCTTTTACCAGATAACCCTGCCTTCATTGTCGAATTCGGTAACCGTTCCGCCCTTCTCCATACGTTGCTTAACCGAATCGTGGCAGCGCTTGCAAAGCGACTGAAGATTGTCCGGGTCGTGGAAGAGGTTTTCATCGCCCTTGTGAGGTTTGATGTGATCAACAACGGTTGCGGATATCACCTGATTTCGCCTGAGGTGAAACTCGCAGAGTGGTTGCTTCTGAAGCTGGTGATAACGCAGCCGGTACCAACGTTTGGTGTTATAGAGGTGATGCCAGGGTGAATTAGTTGCCATATTCACTCCAATAAAAAAGCCACCAGCGAAAGCTAGTGGCTCAGTAATGACTCGGTAGAAAGCAAGGTATTTTAATTGCTTGACGGTGGCGGAGGTAAAGGCATCCAGTGAGTTATTTCAAGATTAAAATACTGGCTGTTATCAATAATCACGATATTGCTAAATCCGGTTAGGGGATTAAATTCCGCAAAGCCAACACCTTTATCCGTATTTACGATATACCAAGAAACCTGTTTTGTTGGCTGTGGTAATTGAAATTTTACTGATGTCCATTGCATTTACTTGCCCTCTCGATTAAGTAACGCATCGACATTATCACAGGCACTCAGTGAATGCCTGCTGTAATGCCTTAGCTCGCCTGCTCTGCGATGGTATCAAACAGCGCCAGCGCTTCGGTCGCTTCCTGAATCGCTTTACGGGTCTTCGAGACAATCTCACTTTCAGTGAAGACACGATCAAAAGAGTCAGCGAATAGCTCAGCTTTCAGATTGCTATCACCAACCCAGTCAATGGCCAGCTTGGCCGCTGCGGTGTCGTAGTTAACTTTCTTGATGATATCCAGGCGGATTTGCTCGGATGCGGTGATCTCTGACATGTCTTACCTCTGTGCGATGTGGGGAGCATTATCGAAGCCACTCGGCGAATGGCTCATGTAATGTTTAATCTTCCAGCTGAAGTACGCCGTGCTCTTCTGATTCTGAGTAGGCGATAAGGCCCTCGTAACCAGGTACAGTGCTACCGTCTTCAGCTTCAAATTCGGGGATGCTGGCCTGAGAGATCGTGTAAGCGGGTTGGCCGTCCTGCTCCGCGAAATCTGCCAGAGCTTTAATTTGCTCTGCGGTAAGAACTAATGGAGTCATGTTTCATCCTTTTGTGGGGATATTGTTGGTCTTATCCCTTGGTGGGGGTAATGTTTGGGCAATTGGCCTGCACTGCTTTGTTGTGCGCCAGGATGTCACGCTTGGTCTGCTTATCCAGCACATCGATATCGTAGTCGGTCAGGTAGATGACCCTCACCCAGCTGCAGGCCGTATCAACGACTACCGGGGCGGGTGAAGTGCTCGCGCAGCTCCCGATCAACATCGTCATCAGGCATATGGCTAACGGTTTGCTGTACATCGCTTGCCTCTTTCGTGACTTCTGCCTTACGTTCTGCTGCGGCGACGGCAGCGGCGGCATTCTCTTCGGTACGCTGCTGATCGGCTTTGGCTTCTGCCTTACTGGTCCCGCGAGCGTGGCCAATACCGAACGCGCCAGCGATAACCGCCAGCAAAGCAGTTGCCAGACCAATAATCATTTCAATGCCCATAGTGACCTCATACCAGTACAGATTTAGCCAGGTTAAACAGCGCTCGGCGTTTATCCAGACCGTTTCGACCACCGTTAATAAGCAGCGTTACACGCTCCACGTCGCCGGAATGAAGCAGGCAACCGTGGGAAACATAAAACCATGCGGCTGAACGCGCTGCGTAATCATCTCGCTCCAGCAGCTCAGGCTGGGTGACAAGTTCAAGCTTCAGCGCCAGTCCGCAGCTGCGATAGTTGTTCAGGCCCGTGACTTGTTTCAGACCGCGACCGCGATATTTCCAGCCATCACCGGCAACCTGATTACCGAGATTCTTTTTTCCCCACTCGCCCCCATACACCAGATTCGCGATTGCTCGCTGATTCGCTGGCTGCGTTGCCGTTCTTCCGAGTGCGGCGGCCTGCTGGGCGGTGATACGGTGTTTACCGAACGTAGGCACAAGGCTATCTGCTGCATAGTTCAGATTTTCCACCAGCCGGATAAAGCCTCCGGACTCATGTCCCATCTGGGCAATGAACATTGCCTGATCGAGTGGAGCAGTGATGCCAAACTCTTTCATCGCGGCTGTAATATGCGGAAACCAGCGCGCAGCTAACCCGGCGCCGATACCAGCCGCCTTCTGGAATTGTGTTTGATTCATTAGTGCCTCAGTGCATCAACCAGACGCGCTATATTCCCCCTGAACCAGAGAACCGCGCCGCAGATAAGAATGTTTGCCAGTACCACCAGCCAGTGGGATGACTCGTACAAGCCAAACAGGAAACGGAAAGGGATGCTGGCATAAACCAGCACAGTGAAGTAAGCCATCAGCGATATCATGGGGCGGTGTCTTGACCCGTCGCGCCGGTAGAACATCAACGCCCCAACAATTACAGCGCATATCACCGCATTGACGATTGCGCTCGGATCACTTGTTACCATTGCTTGTCCCTCCTCCACGTAAGCGAGAGAGAATCCCAAACAGGCTACCCAGATCCTGACTGTTAACGAACGTCAGCAATTTAATGGCGATGGCTGCAACGATTACAGCACCTAGTGCATCAAGCGGCCTGTCACTGTACCCCGTCCACTTTGAGAAGTAAGACCCCAGCAGAGGAGCACCAATCACACCGAAGATGAATGAAGTTATGAAGTAGCCCACCAGCTTTAGGCGGCTGATATTTACTGCCGTAGCGACATAGAACACTGCCCCAGCGAACGCACCAAATACCACGCCATAATCAATGCCAGTTGCAAGGCCGAACATACTGGCCCCCATCAGCCCGCCAGCAGCTACCGTTGTGCCAGAAACAGGATCGGACATTTAGCCCCCTCTTATTGCTGTGAGTCCTCTCAGAATTGAGGGGAAAAAGAAAAGGCCGCGCATAAGCGCAGCCTCAAATGATTTGTACCTCAGCTTTCCGAGGCGCCTTATTCATGGCGAAAAAAAGCCCGCTCAGAGGAACGGGCAGAAATGTAGGCAATACTGATTCTGTACCGGATCGAGACGCACCTAATAGTCCGAGCTACCGATTTACCAGGAGAGCGCTCATTTTTCCGTTACTACCTTTTAAACATAGCTGGAGAAGCCGAAACGACAACCCCACTACCAAATAGCTTTGTGGCATTGCGTGGTGCCGGGTGCCTCCCGGTGAGCATGCCCCAGTCGGCATGGCCCGCGCTGCATTTACAGGTTCTGTAACTGACTGGTCGCCCCTCCGCATAGGGGGATTCACCACACCAGAAATTTAACATTCAGTCTTTCAGGTTTCAATACTCTGCTTGTCTGAGGTATCGCCCAGCCTGATGTTATCAGCGTGTAGAGGCTTGTTTTTCTCTTTGATAAAATTGATTCGCAAATGATTAAAACATCAACTGGTGAAAATATGAGTAAGTACTCAGACCTTTTACAGGTAATCAAGTCACGGGTTTGCCAAAATAACAACTTCCCCCAAACATTACTGGCAGACTCACACAGTTACAGAGCCAGGCAGGTTTGGTATCGAATAGGACAAATATTCACTCTTGAATGTATTCTCGATGAGTACAGGAAACATTTTTCATCGGATTATTATTATCTTGATAACGATAAGGCTCTTCATCACCTTATCTTCGAAATGACCAAGTGGAAACCTGAAGAGATTAGAAGACTCTCGCTAAACGACTGTCTCTTTATCATTGCCAGTCAACTAAAGCCCAGTTATATGTCAGAAGATGCTGCCGCTGTCCTGGCGTCACTCAATCTGCCGACTGGCCACTATCCTGTTGAGGATTTTCCACAAGAGGACTGGGATCCCAGGGAAAACTCAGTATTCCTTCAAAGCTACCAGTAGCGACTCGCCCAATCTCCGCAGAGATCTGACTCAGCCGCTCCTCAAGAGCGGCTTTTTCTGCTATCAGACGGTTGAAGTGGGCAAGATAGATTTTCTGTTGCCCAAGCCAGTCTTCAAGCTGTTGAGTGGTCATGCCCGGGTTAAAAAAATATGGTTGCTGCATAGCGCCCCCTAGATAAGTTACGCATTGTGATCGGGATTCGCTTCAGACGCTGGCCCCTCTGCCGTTCTGGTGCTGGTTGACGGAATCGAACCGCCGACATCCTGCTTACAAGGCAGGCGCTCTACCTTCTGAGCTAAACCAGCAATCTGGTTCAGGGCTCTGCGCAGAGGGCTTTAACGTATCGTGCAGCACGTCTCTACCCAAGAGCCCTGACCGGATCGCAGGCATAAAAAAAGCCCAAGGCGTTAACCTCGGGCTTGAATTTTTTGCTTCGGAACGACTGAACGGATTCCCAGCGTTAGGGATGAATCTAGCCAGTTTTTCCGGAGATTGCAATATATATTTTCCACAAAATTATATTTTTATAGAAAATACTCATTATTTCGTCACCCGGGAGAGAATGACATCAGCGTAGGATTCCTGTTTGTGACATTCGGATACCAGCTCCTCGAAGAAAGGTTTCAGTTGCTCATAAGCTGCCGTTTTCTTAATGTCAGCCACGGCCCTTACCCCTTCCATCACCATCGAAAACTTCATGCGCGCATAACCTCTTCCGCTGCAGCGATCGCATACCTTCATTACCGGTAGCCCAAGGCGCTCGCTGGTCTCTTTATCCAGTACCTTTCCTTTCCCATTGCAGCGACACGAATTGCTGATAGCACCCTTTCCGTTACAGGCTGAGCATTTAACTTTGACCACTTCGCGCACTTCGCTCCAGCACTCCCAGTGGCTTGGGCGAACCGCTCGGGACATCTTTGCCCAATAAGGTGGCTTGCCCCACGGATATGAGCATTTATTGGTGAACACCTGGGCCTCTGTGAAGCCAGTCCCATCGCAGCAAGTGCATTTTCTAACGCTGGCAGCACTTCGCGTGTAATCCTGGTATGCAAAAGCACACAGAACTTCGAGAACTCTTTTGCGAACGTCCTGGCTGAGTTCTGAAACGATGTTAAAGCGGATTGATAATCGCTCTGCTGATTCATAAAGTAGCTCCATTGCTCGGTCTGGTGTGCTTACCCCGATCTTTGCCAGATAGAGGTCGAAGCCGAATCCGCACTTGGCATTTACCAGCCCAAGAGCAGCCATGATGTCAGTGCCGGTTAGACCATCCGATGCAGTAGCCCGTGGCGAGTCGCTCAGCATTGGTGATTTAGGCGCGAAGTATTTGGCGATAGATTCGAGGTTCATGCTGTCTCTCCCAGGGTCTGATAGATGCGAACGAAATTTCTCAGTATGCGGTAGTCAACCAGTACGGTTCCGCGGCTACGCAGGAGGCGGAGCTTTTGCCAACGTTCGCGGATGCGTTCGATAACGTCACGACTCATGCGGCCTCCTGATGGCGGGCGCGGCGCTTCTCCAGCGCGCGGGCTCTGCGGGTGAAGATGGATTTGATGCGCTGCAGGTAGGGAATATCGAACCGGCGCGGCTCGTTATCAGCCTCAAGGCGCTCTACGCGATCCAGGCCAATGCGCTCAATCAGGTGAATGCGGTATTCAACGGCATTTCCGCTCAACTGGCGGTTGCAGCGGGTGCAGGCTGAGTGGACATTGAACACGTTGAATTTCAGTTGCGACGCCGCGCCTCGGGAACGGTAATGACTGGCGTCAATAGCGCTGCCGGTCAGGTAGTTGCTCTTGCCGATAAGCGGGCTTCCGCAGCTGACGCAGGGCTTACCTTCATCACGAATGCGAATGTACCGGTTAAAGGCTGACTGAGCCTCTTTATCCCACTGGGCCTTTGTCTTGAATGACTCACGCTTAGCTCGGCGACGCTGACGCCCCTCCTTTTCGGATTCACGCTGGCGCTTCACCGCCCTGGCCTTCGCTGCTTCCCGGGCTTTTGCTGTCTGTTTTTTGCCGATCGCGCTGGCGCATTCAAAACTGCATACCACCTGCCCTTCCCGGGCAGGATGGAACCATTCGCGGCAGTGGGCGCATTTACGACGTGCTGGTTTACGCATGTGGCCTCCTTGCTCTCAGGCGTAGCCACTTCTTATCGACCAAGCGGGCGGTGTAGTCTTTCATGGTCGGGATGTCGGAAGGCTTAACTTCGACCTTGCGCTTGCGGCGCGCCGGCACGCGGAAGATGCCGCGCTCCATTACTTTGGCGAGAAGGCTTCTCATCAGGCCTCCTGCTTTTGCTGCAGTTGCTGATATTCGCAACCATGAGGAATGGTGAGAGCCAGACCAAACTGAGCGCACCAAGCCTCTACTTTGGTCAGGAAGATGTGCATTTCGCCGGTATCAAGGTCGGCGGTATGTCGGGGTTCCCAGATTGTGGTTTTCTCACCGGTGATGAAGTCGGTGTAGGTCACCTCCTCGCAGCCGAGATAGGTCTTTTTGAGATTGCGCTTAACCCACTCGGGAGTTGCGTCGGTACGTCCTGAGTTAATCAGGTATTCGCTAATTTCCGCGTACCACATGTGACTGAGCGCGTTCTGGCTCAGGCTGCGTTTATCACGCCACTCTTTGACCTGCAGGCGCAGACATTTCCCGCTAGAGAGCTGCTCCTGAAGAATCTTGCCTATAGCACTGAAGTTGCCGCTGTGCAGTTTGATGCCGCATTGAGGGATGTTCACGCTTCACCTCCGCAGAGGCCAAACGCTGAATGCAGAAAATCGCCAGTGGCCTTCGCCATCGGTGACAGGGATTGCTGTAAGGTTTTGTGCGCCATGTGTCCCCACTTGGCGCCGGGGTAAAGTTGTCAGTTGTCCAGACTGACCAGGTAATTATCGCCCTTCCCGGGGATAAATGCAAAATGAGCATATACGATAAAACCCCTCAGGAGAGGGGTTTGATTTCAGCTGAAGGCTTTTCGTTCTGCGGGGGATTTAGGCATCGCCAACTTCCTCAAGAATCTTTGAAGCATCGATTTTACTAAGGCGATTAACCATGGCTTCCATCTCCCTGCGCATGATTTTTTGAAGCACCCTATCTCTTCTGAAATGGCAAGGTTGTGGCCTGTGCTTACGCTTTTCACGAAACGGAAGAGATGATGATTGCCAGTATCGCTTTCTGAGCGCCCCAGACTGCACCATGTCAGACCTGACGATTTCGCCAACCGTACTAGCCCTCGGCATCACCTCACCTCCTGCGGCCCGGCCGGCAGCGGCATCCAGTGGGTTACGATTGGACGGTAATTTGTTTTTCCAACCCATCCACCTCCATCATGCCAACAAACGAATGGTTGTCCGTAAGTACCAAAATCAGCACGTTTTTCAATACAAAGAACAGGCTCAGTATTATCAGGAATACGCTCGCTTACCGGAATCCATCTATCTGCAACAGTATCGACGCTCTGCACCGAGTTCAGAGCGGGGGTATCATGCGGGGCGGCTGCGAGCTCACGAACAATGCGCTTAATGCCGTCGATACGATCATCATCAACAGGGTCTACCGTTTCAATCCGATCAAGCATCATCAGCGCTGCGTTTGCTTTATCGTTGCATGTCCAACCATCCGGAATAACCTGCGAGTTGCCAGCCTGGAGCATGGCTGCGCACCAGATGTCCCACGCAAAGCCCTTCAGCTCGTCATCCTGCGCCAGAGGATGAATGTACGATGACCAGAATTCCTCAAAGTCGCTATAGGATACTGGCGCTGGCTGCGCGTGGCGATAGAGCGGGGTGACCTCGCGTAGTGGGTCTGCATACGCATTACCGCTATCAAAACACACGACATTCTTAGCGCCTCCACCCGATAGCAGCCACGCCACCGGCTCGCTGTCCATTGTGGCCAGCGCCATGCGGGCCATCATCGCAAACTCGCTACCCTGATTAATCATTGGGTCGCTGACAATTTCTTCCAGGCGCTCTCTGGTTATGGTTGATTTGGTCATACATCCTCCTCAACGACAGTAACGCCCAGCGATTCCAGCATGGTAAGAACCTGCTGTTTCGTGTATGCCGGATAACTGTGATCAGCATAAGTACAAGCTGGCGTAGGCGGTGTGATGGTTTTGGCTGCGGCCTTGCGGCGTTCCTGTAGCTCTTCCAGAGCAATCGTCAGCGCGTAATAAAACGAGTGGTCAACTCGATTGTCGGCGCGTTCTGCGTTATCGCGCGCCAGTTTGACGCTGTTCAAAAGTTGGATGGCGCTGTTTTCTGCTAACTGGTTATTGGTCATTGGTTGGCTCCCCGTGAAATTTTGTGGCCCGGCGCATAGCAGCGCTGGCGGTCTTTGCTTATGCGCCAGCCAGCTTTGCGCGCCTGTTGAGAAATGTCGGTCATATTCCGGCCGATGAAATCAGCCTGCCCCTGCGGATAGATTTTCCCTGACTGACAACCATCACAGTCGCAGTAGAGGTCCGCGCAGAATCCTTCAGTGATAGCCATCACTCAGCCTCCCACTTGATGCCAGCGCCATCCAACGCCGCGTTAACTTCTGCCTCGGGGTATGCGTATATTGCGCAGTGCGCCGCAGTGAACTCTCGGCGATGCAAAACGCTAATAGGCTTCGGCAGCTTCACGGTGCGGGACTCCAGCTCGGCGATTCGTTGATCAGCCGCCTTGCGCTTGCGGAACTGCACCTTACGACTGGCTCTCAGATTATTTTTACCCAGTTCAGCCATGTAGAGTTGGTGCTCTGCGTTAGCCAGCCGTTGACGAACTTCATCGTTCTCCAGTTCATCAATCCGCTGATGCGCCTTCTCCAGCGCCCCTACCAGCGCCAGACAATCATCCGGAAAAAGGGTGTGGCAACATCCATTCTTTGCTGCCACTTTCAAACGCTGCACCAGTGAGGTGATATTAGTTGTCATGCTGCATCCTCACATTCGTGACTTTCCGGATCGTCGGCTTTGTAATAACCGCCGCACAAATTGCAGCGGACTTCTGCCACATCGTCATAATTAGTAGTCCCGGTTATCATTTGTCGTCCCCCTCGCTGCGGAACATCATGATTGTCAGGTCGCCTTTAGTGGCCAGGCGAACGGTAGAGCCAGGTTCCAGGCTGTTGAGCTCAAAGGCGTCATAAAACTCATTCACAGCTTTCTGGCGGCGAGATTCCTTACGACGCTTGTCCCACTGCCTCAGAGCATTTTTGGTAATCCACTGGCCTGTTTTAACCATGATGTATGCCCATCCCAGAATGGCTAAACCGGTATTGAGATAAGTGGCGATGCTCATTTGTCGGCCCCCTCGCGCAGTTGCTCGAAAAACTCCTTACCGCAGTCGATAGCGCCAACAATTACGGCAACTTCATCGCCTACAAAATCACCCTCATCGACATGCTGCTGCAGGAGACCAATGAACTCCTCAACCCCATCAGCCTTAATCCCGGCTACGATGCGGTCGGTGGCGGGGGTTTCGTCTGCAAGCGTGTCGCAAATCATATGCAGGTAGCCTTCATTCGTTGGTCTGATACGGTTCATCACCCCAGCGATGAAATACTCCCGGCATTCGCTGATTATTTTTTTTGCCTCCACATTCTCCGCAGCCAGCTGCTTAAACGCTTTCGCCAGCTTCAGGAACTTCTGCTCTCTGATCGACAGCTCGCCTGCCGACTCCAGCGACTGAATGAGCTCGTTTACTATTTCGATGTTCATTTTCTTACTCCCGCCAGGCACTGGTTAAAAAGATTGGTCATTGGGTTTACGCCGCCAGGACGCTGGCGATACTGAACAGACGGATCGCTTTCGGTTACGGCTGTTGTGTCGATCAGGGTGTAGCGGTAGCTCCTGCACTCACCTTCACGCTTAACCTGGCCGTCACGGTGCATCTGCCACAGGGAGGAATTGACCACTGAAGAGTCAAGACCGGTACCGCGGCGGATATCCTGAAAGCTGCAGCCAGGATGCTGGCCGATGAAGTTAATAACGGCTTGTTTGCCAGAGTTCTTTTTCATGACCGCCCTCTCCCCAGTCCAAATTTCGCCCGAATTTCTGCGATTTTGTTTAACCCCTGCTCCTGACTTAATGGCCGTCCACCAAGTTTTGGAATCTGCTTAACCGGCTCTGGAATCGCTTCTCCTGCGTTTAAACGACGCACCATACGCATCAGCTCATCCTGAGCCTTACGGCGCAGCTCAGCGTCGCTGAGGCCGTTTGCGCGCATGTCTGCATACAGTCCAGTAACCATCCAGTAGCAGGCCTTGTGCTTCAGCGTTACCGGCGTGACGTTGTACTCTGGCCACGGATAGGACTCAGCATCCGGGTATTGCCCGCGGGTCCGGCAGTACTGGTAAACCATATCGACCAGCTCCACTGCATCCGGCAGTCCGGAAGATACGGCTGATTCCGATTTGCACCAGGCGACAAACTGACCCGGCGATGGCATGAATGGGCGATCCTGTTTGCGGGCAACGCGCATTCCGGCGTTGATTTGCTCCATGGAGACAATCCCGTTTTCCTTGAACGCCAGGAGCCACTGCCGGCGCATCTCGTTCATCTCCTCGGGTGTTTTGCTGGCCAGCGCCGGGAACACAGCGAGCAACTGGCGGAACAGTTCGTTGAAAATCTCCGCAGTCTTTGCCGCCTGGCGCTTTACTGCCTGCTCGTCCTGCATTTCAGGAAGCCCGGCAGCCACGCGCTGGAAGTTTTCCCGGTCGAAGTTGTGCATGCTTTCAGCGATTGATTTCATTCGAGCACCCCATAAATCCAGTCAGTGTTGTTCAGGTCGACTTTTGGCTTCCCGGCAACCTGAACCCCTGGCGCGCTGCGCTGCATGGTTAGCTTGTCCCACTGCTTGCGCAGCGCATCAGGGCTCAGGATGTTGCGATGCCAGAACGAGTCTTTGCTGGCCCAGTCGTACATGGCGCAGATATCCTGGTGGCTGCGGTTGTCGATCTGGCGCATCAGTCGAACCGTGTTTGACCAGGCGGTCATGTCAGGGGATTTGCAGGTTGGGTTGATCATCCTGACCCTGGAGAAAATCCACTCGGCAACGCGGACGTCTTCGGCGGTTCCCCACTTGCTTCCGCTGGGTGTGTAAACCGCAGCATCAGGATGAGCAGACAAAAATTTCTTCAGGCGGGCGTCAGAGGATTCGCCAGAATTCTCGGACGAAGATCTTTTAATGTTTTTATTCTTGTTATTACCTTCTTGTTCATGTTGTGCGGTTGTTTGTGCGGCTTCATGTGCGCCATCATGTGCGGGCACCACCTTCAAACCCGCGCCATTGCTGGGCTCGCCATGTGCGGAAGTATGTGCGGCTTCATGTGCGGCTTCATGTGCGGGTAAATTGTCTGTTTTTTGAGCATATTCTGCAAAATTTGTGATGGTGATCACTCTACCTTTTTGCTTCTCACCTTCGATAGAAATCATCCCTTCGCGCACAAAAACAGCCAGCATTCTCTCCACTGAGTCGCGACTAGTAGGATTCCCTTTCCGGTCGCAAAGCTGCAGCCCTAAATCGGCCGCTGTGACCACCAGTTGTCCGGGCAGCAGTGACCACTCATGACCTTTGAAAGTCGCTTTGAATGGCTGACGAGCAGCATTAAGCAGCAGGTTTTCCCACAGGGTTCTGAGGTACACATCTTTTGCCCAGGACTGCTTGAGAACGCTCCGGTACAACGGGATGTAGCCAGATTTCTGGTTTTCCATCCGGTTGCTCCTGAATTGCCCCGGCGCGGCGCCGGGAAACTTGAGTATTTCTGCGGTGTTCATGCTTCACTCTCCCAGCCGGCCTCTTTCAGGAATTCGCGATAGTTATCCAGGATGGCGCGCGCATCAGCTGGCAGTTCAATGTCAGCCTGATCAGCTACTATCTGGAGAAACTGGCGCGCCTTTGCTGCGCTAAACTGCGGCAGCGCCGCGCTGCGGGTTAATTTCGATTTACCTGACGCTCTGGCCTTATCCATCTGGCGAACAGCTACAGAGGCCGCCTGTGGGCCGTGCTCGCGGGATAAAGCAACCGCGGTTGTCGGGGATACTTCGCCAGCACGAACCATGCTGATCAGCTCTTCTCCGCAGGTCAGCAAATGCAGGTGATAGTCGACGTCGGACAGAGAACGCTTAACCTTCTTCGCGATCTCGTCCGGCTCCCACCCCTGATTTCTCAAACGCTGATATGCAGCTGCGCGTTCCAGAGCAGTGAGAGGCTTTCCCTGGTTCCGGGTAACCATAAAGGCGATCCGGTCAGCTTCGTTCCCGACGAAGTCTTTGCACTCAAGACGGATGATGTCAGCACCTGCTTTCGTCGCTTCAATGGCGCCGTAATAGCGGTGGTGGCCGTCGATAACCTTCACGCCCTTCTCGGTAACCTGGACGTCCAGCGGCGGCACCGATTCGCCAGCGATAAACGCATCGCGGAATTCTGCGACGTGATCCTGGTCGATTTCGCGGATATTCAGGCCGGGCTCGACGTACAGCTCTGACAAAGGAACCGTGTAAGTTTTGTTAACCACCGTTCCGGTTCCGTTTTTGTCTTTGTGCTTGTAAAGCTGGTAAAGTGAACTCATAATTACTCCTGTGAATTGATCCAGTTAATTCGCGTAGAAAGCCGTTAGTGTTCCAGCACTGCGGCTTTCGCCTTTCTGTTCCCACTCATGCTTCAAAGTCACCTTTCTCTCCCGTCCTGTTAGAAATCAGGATGGCCAGCAGTAGCGACATGTTCGGCAGCAGACTTTCCCGCCAGCGACTTACCGTCGACTTATTCACTCCGGCCACTTTGGCTATAGTTGTGGTCCCCAGTTCAGCTATCTGGCTGTGTAACCAGCTTTCTATCCTGCGAGCCTCCACTTTGTTGCGTGTCGTTGAACTCTCCATCTGTGATACTTCCTCTGGTGTTGATTGAAAGGCCGCCGGTTAGGCGGCACTGGCTTTTGATGGGGGGAAAACGTCGTCAATGCTGACGCAAGCTCCGTATTTGTTGAGCGCAGCAACAATCTTTCTGCATTGCTCAATACTGAGATCCCGTTTCCCGTTTTCGTAATGGCAGATAGCGCCGGCCGTCAGATTAAGCTCCGTCGCTATCTGGCGCTGTGTAAGCCCTGCTCGACGTCTGATCTTGCTTAGATTGTTCATGTCGGGTCTCCTCTAAACAGTTTTAATATACATATTGTATTCTTTTCTTGCAAAGTAAATATACAAATTGTGACTCGAAGAAAGATATACAACTTGTATCATTTGGGTATGAGCATGAAATGGTATGACCTAGCAAAGTCCCTCATGAAAACGAAGGGCATAAACCAGGAAGAGCTGGCAGAGCATCTCGGGATCACCAAAGGTGCCGTTAGTCATTGGCTAAACGCAAGGAGAGAGCCCAGCCTGGAGGACATAGCTAAAATTCTTCGCTTCCTCGGCAAGAATAATTTTTCTGTGGGTGCTGGCGGCATGATAATTGATGAAAACATCAAGGGTGATGTTGAGTACGTTGGGCCCTATAAGCGCGGCAACGAATATCCAGTGCTTAGTAGTGTTCAGGCTGGATCGTGGCGAGAGGCTATAGAACCTTATTCCATCAAAGATGTTGATCTGTGGCTTGAGTCGAATGCACATATCCAAGGGGAAGCGTTCTGGCTGCTTGTTGAAGGCGATTCCATGACGTCACCAGTCGGGCTAAGCATTCCAGAGGGTACCTACGTTTTGTTTGATACCGGCCGAGAGCCAGTAAATGGCAGCCTTGTGATCGCAAAGCTATCCGAATCAAACGAAGCGACATTCAAAAAGCTGATTATTGATGGGGGCCAAAAGTACCTGAAGGGCTTAAACCCTCAATGGCCATTGGTTCCCATCAACGGAAACTGTCGAATCATTGGTGTGGCCGTAGAAACTAAGTTAAGGCTTGTGTGATCGGCAGCATGCCGCAGACGTACAGGAAGCATGGGTAAAGCTTTAGCACGCAGAGGAAGCATGTCTGATCTGATTATCCCAATACTCATTACTTTACTGATTATCGGACTGGTTGGGATAGTGCTCAGGCTGGATAAGATTTTCTTCAAGCGAAGGGATGAGCGGGATGACTTTGAGTGAGCCAGACCGGTAGTTCGATGTGTTTTTGGTAATGCCGAAGACGTACAGGAAGCATGGGTAGCCATCAACCTATCGAAGCGATTAAGTAATTTTTATGACCACTATCTTTCAAAGGTTGATGCTTAGTGTATGATGAGTTTAAAGCCGTATATGCTTAATTACGTGTCAGCATATTTTTGTAAGATCCGGTCAGATTGTTCCTTTTTTGAGCAACTCTGGTTGAAAACCTCTTTGAGGGATCCTATATAAGGAGTATAGTTAGTGACCCGAAACCCTGGAGATGAATCCGTTGAAGTTTTGCATAAAAGAGCAGTAGCGCGGTTTAACTCTCTTACTTATGCAATCATCGGTGAAATCAGTTCTATGCTCAGCAAGGCCAAATTATTGCCAATTCCTGAGCTACAGTTGAACAACCCTACATTCGAAGAGGTTGTTTCACAGTTAAGACTTTATCGCGCCCTATCCGAAAAAGTCGCTGAGTTGTTAAAAATTGATAGGAAAGATGAACTAGCTGAGCTTGACGCGTACATCGAGCTCGCAGATGACTTGGCTCAAGCCATTGTAGCTGACAATCCTGAAGGGTTGTGCGCCGCCATAGCTGCTTTGGATGAGAAGCCATACGTATAACAAACGAGGAGCACACGATGGAAAACCGTTACGACTTTGAGACCGTATTCGCACTGCTGAACGAAATGGAAGCATGCCTGAATAACGTTCGCCGACTGAATGCCCAGTTGGATGAAAGTCTGCGAGCTATTCCACTGGCAGCTTAACATATCAGCAGCTATTAGAAATTCATCCAGACCCGGCGCGGCCCCCGCGCCGGGTTTTTACTGCCTTCCGATCCATATCGGACAGCACCCGACCACCAACACAAGCAATTGATTATTTAGAAAATATCTACTTTTTATCTTCATTTGCCCACTATTTGAACATCGCCCCGATCCCCATGGTTAACGGCATCACTGCTGGCTAGCTGTTGACTACCGGCCCTACTCTTCCCTCAGCATCAGCACGTCCAGTGCCAGCTCCACAGTCAGTTCTACCCTGTTTCCCTGCCACAGCACCTGAATCATCTCTATCAGCGCCTCTCTTGATGGCTCGCGCTTCTCAACCAGCAGTTGCATAACCGCTATCCCGATAACCTGCGCTATCTGTGGGTGCATCTCTGCGAAAAACTCATCCTCATTCGACATGGCGCTACCCTCTTTGGCGTTTTTTTGAGCTTACCAGCACGCTTTACAAAAATAAACCTCCATAAAATACAAAATGTTATCTTGAGAAGCAAAAATAAGTATACGTATTGTATTGCAAGTAATGAATACGTTTTGTATATTCACCTCATCCAAACAACACCGGCAACGCCGGGGTGAAGTCAAAACGTCCCGTTAGCCGCGATAAGGCAAAGGTGAAGAGATGATCCGCGAAGAAGATAAAACTGAGTGGTTTAAGTTTCTGGCACACGCATTCGCCATCGTCGTATGCGTACTGATAGCAAGCGCGTTCTGCCTGATGCCTGGTGGTTCAGCATGAGCAGAAATGGCATTCGTTCACTGATTTACTGCCTGCTGATCTGCGGCGTTATCTGGACAGCGTTGATTATCAAAATTCTGCACGTTACGGGGGTGTTCAATGGTTAGTCATCATTACGGGACACAGACCGTTAACCGCGGCGCCGTTCTCCCAGGGATGCTCGTTAAGCATCGGGAAAGCACCTGGACAGCATCAGCAAATAAACGCGGCCGCCTGTACCTGCATCGCGGGATTGAGCGGACTTACACAACCGACTTGCTGGTTGAAGTTTATCTGAACGGGTTGGGACAAGGTCTCAGCCGGTAATCGAAACGAAGAATTTAACTGAACTATCAGGCGGCTTTCATCGCGCCGGGGATTCTTACAACCAAATTTCAGGGGAAACCATGAGCGAAATAATGGATTTAGTCGTCATCGAGAAAAAGAACGCGATGGCGGTTTTCACCAATAACGACCAACTCGATCCGCTTATCGAAGCGATCGAAAAAGAGGCTCGCAGTCTGGTGCCGGACGTGACCACCAAAAAAGGCCGCGATGCTATCGCATCCATGGCTCACAAGGTCGCGCGCTCTAAAACCTACATCGACAACGCAGGTAAAGACCTGGTCGCTGAGCTGAAGGCGCTGCCAAAGCAGATTGATGAAAGCCGCCGCGTTATCCGTGAGCGTCTCGATGCACTGAAAGATGAAGTGCGTCGCCCGTTGACCGAATGGGAGGCGGAGCAGGAACGCATTAAGGCCGAAGAAGTCATGAACGCCCTTCACGTCGAAGCACTGGCCATGAATGAAGAGTTCGATCGGCAGCTGGCAGCTCGGATTGAGTCTGACCACGAAATGGCCCTGCTGATGAATGACGCTTTCGACCGAGAGCAGGCAGATAAAGCAGCTGAGGCTGAGCGCCAGCGCATTGCCCATGAAGAAGAAATTAAGCGAATGGCAGCCGCCGCAGCAGCCCGAGAAGTTGAGCAGCGCGCACAGCGTGAACGTGAAGAAGCGGCGCATCGCGAAGCTGTGTTGAAAGCACAAGCTGAGCAGGCAGAGCGAGATCGCATTACAGCCGAGAAGAAAGCTGAGGCTGACAAGCAGGCCGCTATCGAAGCGGAGCGCCGCAAAGCTCAGGAAGAAGCCGATCGCATCCGCCGCGAGGCAGAGCAACGCGAACAGGCCCGCCTGGCTGAGGAGAAACGTAAAGCCGATGAGCAGGCTCGCCGCGAAGCCGACGTTAAGCACCGCAAGGCTGTAGGCACTGAAATCGTCAAAGCTCTTCTGGCCAATACCAGCCTTACTCGGGATCAGGCTATCGAGGTGCTTACAGCGGTTAAAGACGGCCGCATTCCCCATACCGGTATCAGTTACTGAGGTGCTTATGAACGCATACCGCGCATACGACGTGATCGAAGAGCGTAAGTGGGCTGAGCAAACGCTGGACGAAGAGAAGGAAAAGTGGATTGACGATCGGGCGCAGGAAATTATCGACGCCCTGCCGAAAGAGCCGTCAGGCCTGTTCCGCTTCTCTGTACCGATGGACAAAAGCCCATACGAAGGCCTCCGCAGCGATGCAGCTGGCGAGGCATATAACGATCTCATTTCGGCAGTAGCTTACGCCCAGGCGGAATACGACTGGGATCACCGCACCGGCTGCCCGTTTTAACTTTGAGGGGAATTCTATGAGCACAGCACTTTCTACAATGGCCGGGAAGCTTGCCTCCCGCCTCGGCATGGATGCCGGAACTGACCTGATGAACACTCTGAAAAATACAGCATTTAAGGGTGGGAATGTCACTGATGAGCAGTTCACGGCACTGCTGATCGTCGCCAACCAGTACGGACTAAACCCGTGGACGAAAGAGATTTATGCATTCCCGGATAAAGGCGGAATTGTTCCAGTGGTCGGCGTTGACGGCTGGGCCCGAATCATCAACGAACATCCTCAGTTTGATGGAATGGAGTTTGCCTACGACAAGGAAGAAGGCGCGTGTACCTGCAAGATATACCGGAAAGACCGCACACACCCGACCATCGTTACTGAGTACATGGGAGAGTGTAAACGTAACACTCAGCCATGGCAGTCCCATCCTACCCGTATGCTTCGTCACAAGACGCTGATCCAGTGTGCGCGTCTCGCATTTGGGTTTGCTGGCATTTTCGATCAGGACGAAGCCGAGCGCGTGATTGAAGGGAGTGCGGCAGAGGTTCATGTAGGGCATGAATCTGATAGTCGCCGCCCGGAACTGATCGCAAAAGGCGAGTCTGCCGCACGCCTTGGAACTGTTAAGTATCAGGAATTCTGGGTGGCGTTAAGCGCAGAAGAGAAACAGGTTATCGGCGCGGTTGAGAAGCGTCGCATGTATGACATGAGCCTTGCAGTCGACAGCGCAGAACCTGTCGATGCCGCAGCGCCGGAGGATAAATGATGGAACAACGCACCCCACTATGGTTTGCCGCTCGCTGCGGAAAAGTCACAGCCAGCCGCCTTGCTGACGTCATGGCCAGAACCAAGTCTGGCTATGCAGCAAGCCGACAGAACTACATGGCCGAGCTGATTTGCCAGCGCCTCACCGGGAAGCTTGAAGAAGGTTTCTCCAACGCCGCAATGATACGCGGAACAGAACTCGAGCCGGTAGCACGCGAGATGTATGCGCTGAATGAGTTCGATGCCGAAATCACTGAGGTGGGGCTTATCGATCACCCAACTATACCAGGATTCGCAGCAAGTCCTGATGGGCTTGTTAATGGTGATGGGCTTATCGAAATTAAGTGCCCCAACACCTGGACTCATCTTGAGACCTTAAAAACTGGCGAGCCAAAACGCCAGTACCTGCTGCAGATGCACGCTCAGATGATGTGCACAGGGCGTAAATGGTGTGATTTCGTTAGTTTCGACGATCGTCTACCGCCAGACCTCGCCTATTTCAAAAAGCGCATTCACTTCGACGAAGCACTGGCAAATGAGATTGAGTCCGAAGTGAAAAAGTTCCTGGATGAGCTGGATAAAGAGATTTCCAACATAAAAAACCACGACCATGCCGCATGAGAAAGGCAGATACGAAAAGAGGTGCGCAATGACTGATTATGGCGGATCGAAAACTCCAAAAAATGAACGTGACTACTGGCAAACGCCGATTGAAATTTTCAACGCGCTCGACCGCGAGTTTGGCTTCTGGCTGGATGCTGCAGCCTCTGAGAGTAATGCGCTATGCGCTCACTATATCACTGAGCTGGATGACTCGCTGAACAGCGAATGGTCGTCATACGGGGCGATCTGGTGTAACCCGCCCTATTCCGATATCGGTCCATGGGTGGAAAAAGCTGCTGAACAATCTCGGGCGCAGTCTCAGGCCGTAGTGATGCTGTTACCTGCTGACATCTCTACTGGCTGGTTTATTTCAGCCATGCAATCAGCTGATGAACTCAGGCTCATAACCGGCGGCCGTGTTCAGTTTGTTCCGGCATCCGTTACAGGAAAGCGCCAGAGCAACCCCAAAGGCTCGCTTCTGTTTATCTGGCGTCCGTACATCACCCCGCGACACATCATCACGACCGTATCGCTGGCTGAGTTAAAGCGGATCGGGAATCTGGAGGCAGCATGAGCGCAGAACTCATAGATCAGGCCAACGAGCTGGCAGAGCGCCGGCTGGAAATGACCATCCAGAACATGCGCATCAATCATGCGGCTGTTTCAGCTACTCACTGCCGCGACTGCGGGGAAGAGATACCCGAGCGCCGCCGGGAACTGGTGGCGGGATGCCAGCGCTGTGCTGACTGTCAGGAAGAAGAGGAATTACGCGGTAAGCATCGGAGGTGATATGGCATCTGACAAACCGATAACAGCACAGCAGGCCGCCGATTTGCTCATCGTGTCTGCGCGGGTGATCTACCGCCTGATTGATTCTGGAGAGCTCGCCGGCCGCAAGGTCGGCAACAAGTACAGAACGACCGAGGCTGCGTGTATTGCATATTTGAAAACCCCGCGCGATCCTGTCATCGCGAACGCGGGTGAACATAAAGGAGAAGTTTTATGTCAATCACCCTCAGGGGCGGCGTGTGGCACTGTCATTTCTTTACGCCGTCAGGAAAAAGAGTTAGGCGATCTCTTGGCACGGGGGACAAAAAGCAGGCTCAGGAGCTCCACGACAAGCTGAAGGCGGAAGCGTGGCGGGTTGACCAGATCGGCGATCTGCCAGTCAGAACCTTCGAAGAATGCTGTATCCGGTGGCTGCGCGAAAAGGACCATAAGCGATCGCTGGATGATGACAAAACCAAAATTGAGTTTTGGCTGCAGCATTTTTCCGGACGTGATGTCTCGAAGATAACGGCGGAGGAAGTTCATGAAGCCGTTAACGGGATGATCAACCGTAAACACCTGCAGGTGTGGGAGAGTAAGCGTGATGCCGCGCTGAGGAAGGGTAAGCCTGTTCCGGAGTACAAACCACGGCAGGTTTCGCAGGCGACAAAGGCGCAACACCTTTCCTTTATTCGATCCCTTCTCAGGGCCGCGGCGAATGACTGGGGCTGGATAAAAACAGCTCCTGTTATCAAAACCCGCAAGCCGATCAGTAAGCGGATACGGTGGCTGACCAGAGAAGAAGCTGAGCGGTTGATCGAGTGCATGCCGGAGAGTATTAAGCCAGTGGTGATATTTGCACTGGCAACCGGCCTGCGCCGCTCAAACATCATCGGGCTTGAGTGGCAGCAGGTCGATATGCAGAGAAAGGTTGCATGGGTAAATCCGGAGAACGCAAAAGCGGGCAAGGCGATTGGCGTAGCTCTGAATGATACCGCATGCAGGGTATTAAGGGATCAGATAGGGAAGCACTCCCGATGGGTGTTTGTTCACACGACGGCAAAGCATCGCCCTGATGGAACGCTGACGCCCGCGGTTAGAAAAATGCGGGTGGATGACAATAACGCCTGGCGCGCCGGGTTGAAAAAAGCGGGGATCGAGGATTTCCGTTTTCACGACCTCCGGCACACCTGGGCGAGTTGGCTGATCCAGTCCGGCGTCCCGCTTTCTGTTTTACAGGAAATGGGAGGATGGGAGAGCATCGAGATGGTACGTCGTTATGCTCACCTGGCGCCGAACCACCTGACCGAACACGCACGGAAAATTGACGCCATTTTTGGCGCTAGCGACACAAATACGACACAAGGAGGAAATCAGGCTGGTTTAAAACTGGCGTAAGTGCTTGTTTCTTAATGGCACGCCCTACAGGATTCGAACCTGTGACCTACGGCTTAGAAGGCCGTTGCTCTATCCAGCTGAGCTAAGGGCGCCCTGAGAAGCGAGTGCTTCGCGGAGTGAAACGCGTGGAATTATACGGTCCACGTCGGTTGAGTCAATCCATTTTGCCAGGAAACTGCGGGGCTTATACGACGCTGGCGAAATATCCTCCACCAACTGTACAAGAAGCATACCGCCGGGCCTAATGCGCGCGTAAATCGACTCAGTGGCCAGGCGCAACGCACTTATAACCATGTAATAACTATGGCCATAACAGGCTAAATTAGCCTCAGACAGGATAAAACAGCAAACGAGGACTGACAGCGAGGCCCGCTTCTGACAAAATATCCTCATCCCCCTTTCGTAAAGATACAGATGGAATCCTCTCTCTGATGGCAGCAAAAATTATTGACGGTAAAACGATTGCGCAGCAGGTACGCTCTGAGGTTGCGGAAAAAGTGAAGGCTCGCGTTGCGGCCGGAAAACGCGCCCCTGGGCTGGCCGTCGTGCTGGTCGGCAGCAACCCGGCCTCGCAGATTTATGTCGGCAGCAAGCGCAAAGCATGTGAAGAAGTGGGCTTCGTCTCCCGCTCTTACGATCTCCCGGAAACCACCAGCGAAGCCGAGCTGCTGGAGCTTATCGACACTCTGAATGCCGATAAGACCATCGACGGTATTCTGGTTCAGCTGCCCCTGCCGGCAGGGATCGATAACGTCAAAGTTCTCGAGCGCATCGCGCCGGATAAAGACGTCGACGGCTTCCATCCTTACAACGTTGGCCGCCTGTGCCAGCGCGCGCCGCGCCTGCGTCCGTGCACTCCGCGCGGTATCGTGACCTTGCTGGAACGCTACAATATCGACACCTACGGCCTCAATGCGGTGGTCATTGGCGCCTCCAATATCGTCGGTCGCCCGATGAGCATGGAGCTGCTGCTGGCCGGCTGCACCACCACCGTCACCCACCGCTTTACAAAAAACCTGCGCCATCATGTCGAAAACGCCGACCTGCTGATCGTCGCGGTGGGCAAACCGGGCTTTATTCCTGGCGAGTGGATTAAAGAAGGGGCGATTGTGGTCGATGTCGGCATCAACCGTCTGGAAAGCGGCAAAGTGGTCGGCGACGTGGTGTATGAAGATGCCGCCGAACGCGCGTCCTACATCACCCCGGTTCCCGGCGGCGTTGGCCCGATGACCGTCGCCACCCTGATCCAGAACACGCTGCAGGCGTGCGAAGAGTATCACGACGTTGAGGAGGCCTGA